AAACATTCGTCGTCAAGGTCGATACTTCGCATAGGGGTTTTCCTGATGTCATGTGTATGGTGAACCGTAAAATATCCTTCTTTGAGTTCAAGCAGCCAGATAATGAGAATGAAAAACTACAAGCCGCTGTACATCGTAAGATACGACGATGCGGATATATAGCGGAAAGAGTAACCTGTTTTCAGGATTGTATGGATATTATAAATGCAGACACGGCTAAGACGGATAATCTAATAACCGGACTGAAGAACATCAGCGTAGCATTACAAGATCCGGAGCTTTGTTCTGATACAGTATGGTATAATGATACAATGACCGTATGCGATTATATCCATTATCTGCTGCATCCGGACTTCACCGAGCCACTATTTGAAGAAATCAAGAAAAGGGAGCTATCAAAATGAATAACTTAATACCTGTATGGCTGGCAATGCTCGTGTTTGTGCTGTTACTGATTGTTATCCTCTTGGCGAGACATTTGTACGTTACGTCAGTGTGGTACATCAGAAACATTAACTGTAATGCTTACGATTGCGATAATTGCCCGATCGAAGATGAATGTCAGGAGGTTTTCAAAGATGCTGACGAATAACGAAACACTTACAACCGAACAACAATCTGCTGTCGACACGGCTGTCAAAGCTGTCAAGGAGGGTAAGCCCGTCTTTAGGCTCGGTGGTTACGCAGGGACCGGCAAGACTACCGTAGCCAGACATATCGTCGAGCAGCTTAGTAACTGTATGCCCTGTGCGTTTACCGGCAAGGCAGCGTACAGGCTCACACAGAAGGGGATCTACGCTCAAACGATCCACCGGACCATTTACGACTATGATGGTGCAAAGTTCCATAAGAAGCCGTACGTCGATGGTAAGTGGTTCCTGATCGATGAGGGATCGATGGTGTCAACAGATCTATGGACGGACATAATGTCGTACAGGAAGCCGATCGTTATGCTCGGTGATCCTGGTCAGCTTGAACCGGTCGGTAAGGATCCCCGCTTGATGCATAAGCCTGACGTTGTACTCAACCAGATCCATCGGCAAGCGGAAGGTAACGGGATCATCCAGTTCGCTACGGACATTCGCCTGGATAAGTTTTGGCTGGATCCGGATATTAAGTACACCGATGAGGTGATACTCAATCACGCAGTATCATCCGTGCCAGTACATGATCTTGAATGGGCTGATATTATCCTATGTGGTTTCAATGCTACCAGGCTGAAACTGAATAGAGTAGTCCGCAATATAAGAAAGCATACAGGACTGTTAAATCCCGGCGAGAAGATCATCGTTTTACGCAACAACCAGAATTTCAGCGTGTTTAATGGACAAATTCTCACCATAGAATCGCTGGGTAACACAAAAGGGCGTACTATTGTAGCCAATTGTGTGACTGATGATGGCCGCAAGGTTGGGCTTCCTCTTTATAAAGAGCAATTCGGACACAAGCCGATCGACGCTCGAGGAGTACCGGATAACCGCGACATCGTGTTTGCTGACTATGGGTATTGTATCACCTGCCATAAGTCACAGGGATCTGAGTGGGATAAGGTCCTGGTGATCGATGAACAAATGGAGCGTCTGTGGGACGCTAAACGATGGCGATACACCGCCATTACCAGAGCAGCAAAGGAACTGAAATATTACTTTAAGTAAGAAAGGGTTACGATCATGGCAAAAGCTAAAAAGGAAACGAAGAAGAAGGATAAGGAGCCAAAGGTTGAAAAACCGGAGGACGATAAGATCAAGGGCGAGCAGCTTAAGTTTCCATTCCTCAAGGAAACAGCAGAGTCAAGGATGATCCTTAAAGTTGCGATCGCTTACAAGGCGGCATCGAAGGCTCGTATGGAAGCACTTGCCGATGAGATCGTCAAGAAGGACGATCTGTTAAGCCTCATCCATAAATCGGGGATCAAGCCGATGGCGGATAATGTCATACGGTTTACGATCAGCGATACCAAGATCTCGGTTACTCCACGCGACGAGCTGGTAAAGGTTAAGCTGTCCGAAACGGAGATAGCTGATTAATGGACCAGTCGAAAGTAAAAGTATGCTTACAAGCGTTACTCGATTTAGAAGCTGGCCTCTCCGAGTGGGAGGTCAGTTTTGTCGAGGATATGTCGCTATGGGAAAAGATCAACCATACGTTTACGCCGAACCAGATCAATAAGATAATCGAAATATATGACAAGAATTGTTAACTTAACTGCAAGGATGCACAGTGATAAAACGATTTATGACCGAGCAACTCGGGCTTACGCTCATCAGGACAGAAGGGATCAATCTCTTATTCGGCTGTCCTGTGTGCGGTAAGAAGGACCATCTATCCATCAGGTCCGACAATGGGCTTTGGAAGTGCTTCACCGGATGCGGTGGCGGTGGTGGCAATCCGTACCTCCTCCTACGCAGGATCATGGGTATGGATGCACAAGCATCGTTCAAGCTCCTTGAGGAGCATGGACTGATAGATGCTGCTGAAACCAACAGGAAGAAGCCACCACCAGCCAAAGGATCTCCAAAGACCAAACCATCGGAACGTGAGGAGATCTCACAAAAGGATCTTCTCGCGTTCTGTGAGGTTAAAGGCTTGGATCCCAAAGCGTTTATGTTACTCAAACCAGAGAAGCGTAAAGGCAAACGTGAATTCCTTATTCCAGCGTACAATCCGAAGGACTACGATCATGTTAATGGGTGGATCCGTGTTGGGATCGATGGGCAGGATTGCCCTATCAAATACAAAGATAACAATGGTAAGTGGTGCGAGAAGCTTGAGAAGTACCCACTATTAACAGGATCCAAAGCGGGCCTGGTCGGTGTTCACCATGCAACCGAGTCGTATAAAGAGAATACGATCATCTTCGCCGAGGGCTGGAAGGATGCAGTAAAAGCCTTAGAGTTCGGGTACATAGCAGTAGCGGGATCCAACGGAGCCGGCACCTGGCGAGATGAGTGGCTTGGGATGTTTAAGGGCTTGATCGTGCATATAATATTCGATACTGATGCAGCTGGCAACGGCGGTCCAGTAAAGAATAAGAAAACTGGTAAGGTAACGATCGACGAAGGCGGAGCCGTCAAAGCTGCCAACGCGATCAGCGGCGTAGCTAAAGAGTTGCGGGTAATCAGGCTCCCTTATAAATACACCGAGGATCATGGTAAGGACCTGTACGATTATCTAGCCGAACATACCAAAGAACAATTCGAGATAATACTTCAAGATACGAAGCTATATGTACCCGAGGTGCCGCCACCTGGTACAGCGAACAACAAGGGCTTCCTCCAGCTTCCAGACGATAACCCTGACACGATCGCCTACCACTTCGAGAAGTGGAGCCAGAAGGACGGCAATGTCCGGCACCGATTCAACTCGATCGATCAGTGGTCTATCTATTATAAGGATAAGTATCAACGTGTCGAGGACAGCGACGAGATCGAGTCGTACATCCGCAGGTTCCTGCTGATATGTAAGTTCAAGACGAGGGACAAGGAAGGCAAGTCTAAGTATGTAAGGGCCAGCAAGAAACACAAAACACCAACATTTATCAAGTCGATCATGTTATGGCTGCGAGATATGCAGGATGTTCACCTGTTACCAGGACAGAAGGCTCCTTGCTCGCTCGATGGATCTCTAAGCACTGAAGATGTTCTTGCTATGCAAAACTGTATTCTGGACCTCGTGACCGGCAAGACAGTGCCAGTGTCCGACCAGTTCTATACGTTTAACTATATGATGTATAACTATGATCCGAAAGCGATCAGTGATAAGTGGGGACGATTCCTATGGGACATCACAGGCGGCGACACAGAGATCATGCAACTAATGCAGATGTGGGCAGGATACTTGCTCATGTCAACAACCAAGTACCAAAAGTTTCTCCTATGTGTCGGCGATGGTGCAAACGGCAAATTCGTATTCTTCGATACACTCGCGGCGGCTATCGGCAAGGACAACGTGTCAAACGTACCGTTGGCCTGCTTCGCCGATACCTCCAAGATCTTCAGTACGTACGGCAAGGCAGTAAACATGTCGAACGAGAACACCAGGGACATCGAGTCAAGCGTCGAAAGCATTATCAAGGAGTATGTCGGCGGCGATAAGATGCTATGGAGACAATTGTACAACGAAGCCTTCTCCGCATACCCAACCGCAAAGCTTATGTTTGCAACAAATGAGCTGCCGATCATAAGAGATCCGAGCGATGGGATATGGCGGCGTATGCTCTACCTGCCCTTCGATGTGCAGATTCCAGAAGATCAACAAAACAAAAACCTCGCCCGAGAATTACAGGAACCAGAGGAGCTTTCAGGCATACTAAACTGGATGATTGAAGGCCGCGAATTGCTCATTAAAAACGATGGCTTTATTGTGCCGAAAACATGCCAAGAAAAGCTAAATCAGTACCGCGACGAAAGTAACTCCGCGAGGCTGTTTGTGAATGAATTTTTAGAGGTAAATCCGGATTTTGACGAATATCTAACTAAATCCGATGTGTACAGAAAGTACAAAGAATGGTGTGCGGATAATGGGCGGCGTCCGAAGAATAATAGCCACTTTGGGCAGACAGTGCAAAAATGTTTTGCTATGTCCAAAAGTTGCCGTCCTCTCATTAATGGGAAAAAAGTCACAGCGTATGAGGGTATTAAATATCAAGAGGGTATGGAGTTTGGACATAGCAACTCCGATTTGGACACCGATGGACATAGCAACTTGATGTTCTAAGTGTCCAGAAAAACTGGTGTAAAATATAAAAGAATAACGATTTATTCATTTTGGACATAGCAGACATAGCAATAGTCCAACAAATTGGTTAGTTTTTTAAAAAAAAAAGTGAGTTAAAATGGGTAAGATACAGGACCACTATAAAACGCTATACAGTAACAATAAGGAAGTTGCTATGTCTGCCCTGTCCAGAACGGGTAATCAGACCAGCAATGTCCAGTCTAAAACGGCCAAAGATCCGAGGTTCAAATCGGCCAAATTCCGCGATTCTGTCCGCATCGTTCTCGATCATCATAGTATGGATATGGATTTCAAGAACTTCCGAGCAAATGACGGTAAAAACGGGCTAAGATTCGCTTGGATCGAAGCGGCTGAAATCATCAGGAAAAAGCATACAAAACCAGTGTTCGCAGCTCGCTGTTTCCTGACCGATTCTGACGGAGATCTCATCCCCAGAATTAACGGTCATGCGACGATCGCTGTCGACCTTCCAGGCAAGGACCGCGAGACAGCGTTACGGAATATAAATTCAGCTTATAGGTTTATTTCATGGATGTAAGAAAGGTAAGTAAGATGGGAACAAGATTTAATAAGAATTGGGCGAAAAAAGAAGCACAAACAATCACCGACCTCCGCACCGAACTCGCCGAGGCAAAGGCAGATAACACGAAGATAGTCGAAGCTAACGGCAACTTGGCAGAATTGGCTCGTAAGGCACAGGCAGCGAATGAGAAGTTAGAATATAAAATGGCTCATGCAAGAGGTCTTAATAAGGTATTGGTGAGTAACGGCCAATCAAACCTAGACCGCATCGCCGGGCTTGAGGTGGCTTTGAAAAAGATAAAGGTGCTTGAAGATGAAATGTGCGAGGGGTGTATCTGCGTAGATGACTGTGAGCCACCACTGCCGTCCTTGTACGGCTGTTGCAAGGCCATCGCCACCACCGCCATAGCGGGAAAGGGGTCGGCGTGTGATAACAATCTGAAAGAGTTTGTCCGCGAGATAATCAGCGTGTATTGTTGGGGTGCTGACGAACTAGACGGGTGCGATGTGCAAGACCATGCCGAAAGGCTCGGATTTATCGCAAAGCACACTGCAACCGCAGAAGATGTTGACGACGAATCGGACTTCGAGGTTGGCGATACGATGTTTAAGTTTACAGATATTTTGCTGCCAATCCCGCCAACACCGGAGCACCTATGAAAACCAGCAGAGACTTTAAACTGACGTTGACCATGCTGCTGATCGCCGCGGGCATTGCTCTTATTGCCCTGGTCGCGGTGGCGTGGATATTAGAAGGTGTTCTTTTTATTATGGAGTGAAAAAAAATGAAACAAGTAAAATGGACATATCGGCACAGTCTTAATAGCCGCAGCAAAACGCGAATAACGAAGCACGGTGAGTATTATGGCCTTGTGAGACATACGGCAAGATACAGAGGTTCGCAGTTGGCGGTTGTTAAATTCGACGGAAACAAAAGAACGTCGAGAGTTCCATTCGATGACCTGATATTTCAAGATGACACGGAGTAAGTTATGAAACGATCTGAAATCAACAAGACAAAAAAGCAAAACAACTGGCGACAAGGCCGTGACGAATCGCATTGCGGTATTTGTATTTCAATGTTTTCAGAGACGTATGACGCTGGATTTGGAACGAGAACACAAGGGAAATGTAAGCGATTAGAAATTAACACTTCTATAATTAACACTTGCGATTTATTCACGGGAAAAAAACTATGAAAACCCACTGGACCAAAACAGCATACCCCTGTTACTGCTATGACTGTACGGCATGGTGGTGGAGTTTTAAGAAGTGGGTGACGTGTAAGTTTTGCGAAGTGATCGGAGTACTTGAAATGGTGAAGATGGAAATATATAAAGAAGCAACTAACCCAATGATAGATGAAAGTGAGGACAATTACACATGATAAACCCAAAAGCAATCCAGCGAGTCAGAGTGTTATTGAATGAGGTGTTGATGGATCTGGCGTCGAAGAACTATGTAACAACCGCGATCGCTGCCGAGCTTGCAAAGGATGAACTCAACCAGATAGTTCAGGCACCTAACGAGCCTGGCATACCTGGTATCATTATAGCAGATGACTATGCTGCGGGTTTGACAAAGATGGTCGGATACTTTAAGATAATGATCGAGGAGCGGGCGGCAGAGAATTATCAGCTAACCGCAGCTTACTGCGACGAACTTCTCGAGGCGTTGAAGTGTTAACTAAATAAGGAAAGGTAAAGATTATGAAGATTACAGCGAAAGATGTATGCGGAGCTTGCGGGTGTACCGTGGACCACGAACTTAGTGACGAAGAAAAGGGATACACGATAGAGGATCTTGAAAGTCGAGGTGGAAGGGCACGAAACACAATGAACCCCACTATTTGTATTTATATCCCGATCGATGGTACAGATACAACATGTATCGTCCATGCAAGTTTGGCCGAGAATATTGGCACTGACCGGTATAAGCATCGTTATATATGTCCTGGCTGCGAGAAGAGGGTTGGCGACTTAATACTCGGAGCGGGCATCGAGGTGTTGTAATGTTAGAGCTTGCATTACTAATAACTATATGGGCGTTACTTGGATTAAGGAGACAGCGGTATGGGTTGGATGCATCTTGCAGTAATCGGTTGGTGTATCGGTCCTTTTGGATGGAGCTTACGGCTAAAGTATTACAAGAATATTAAGTACCCAAAGCAGACGGCCACGCGATCACAGATACACCAACCAGCGTCAAAAGGTTTTTCGGGCTGTCCTCCTACGAATCGAGGACGGCATTATGATAGGAAGTTTAGAGTTTAATAGAAGGGAAGTGTGTAGCATGGATGATAGCAAGGAAACGGCAGCAAGCCCGAAGCTTGCGGAAAACAGTTTTAGGAAAGAAGTTGAAGATGCGGAAGTATCGGATGCTGAAATGCTCCACCGTAACCAGGTGGTAATGCATATGCGTCTTGATGCAATGAAGACGATGTTTGCTCGTGATCGTGAAGGCAGCAATGAAAGTCTTAACGAGTTGAACGATCTGATCCATCGTCTGAAGGATCTGCCAGACTGTCCAGCAAGGACAGCAGCTCTCGAAGGTGCAAAGAGGCAATTCGGTATTGCCAAAGATCAGATCGAACAGATCAAGGTCAACCCTACCGACGAGATCTATCTCGCAACCTTGACAAAGGTACTGGCTGATTATGAGGTTGATAAGTTGAGACACGAAGCCATCGAGATTATTACTGATGTCGAAGTTCCCAACGCTGCCGAGCCAACCGCTCCCGACGGCGGTCCGGTCATGGACGACGAGATCGAGGATCCCGATGGTGAATTGGGGGATGACTGACCATGAAGCAGGAACCGATTATATCATTGGCTGAAGTATGGAATGACCTGAACACGTTCTATATTATCAACTGCGAGGGCTATGGCTTCTGGAAGTACATCGGGCATACGGCGATGTTGTATCGTGATATTAAGACCGGCATACTGTATGTTACCGAATCGACGCAGCGAGGCGGTACGAATGGCGTACAAATTACACCGTTCATCGATTGGATCATCGGCTATCCTGGCAAGGTATGGATCCGCAAGATTATCATCACTGATAAGGAAGCTCGTGAGAATGCCTATAAAGTCGCGAAGCTCTGCATCGAGTGTTATCTCGGAACTCCGTACACAGATCCTACTAAGAAGCAGGGCTTTAAGATGTTGCTCCGATCGGTGTGGGATAGTAGGCGGTTCGTCAAAGCAAGCACTAACATCGACACCGATGATTGGTTCTTTTGTACTATGTGGGTGTTGCACTTGTTCAGGGATTGTCACCTGGTAAAAGAATGTATAAACCCGGCAGAGTGGGAGCCTGACAACACCAGGTCAGATCACAAGCAGGCAAAGCTAGATAAGTATGTATTAAGGAGTTACGTATTGATTGGTCCGGACACACGGATTAAATAGTTAATCGTGTTAAGAAAAAGGAAGTGTATTATGGAAACCGTATTATTGTTGCTGGCAATCCAGCTCGGAGCGATCATCGTCACCAGGCTTATATCCGATCCGGATATAGACACACAGAACCTGGAGTTGAGTATCGCTGAAACTGAAACAGAAGATCAGATCAAAGAGATCCTCGATCATTATGGTACGGAGGCCATGAAGCAATATCTCGAAACCGACAACCCGACGAATATGTTGGTTGCCGATCTACTCGAGACTGTATCGGTCGACGATGTTGCTGACGTAATCAAAGGAGCTGCCGAAGATCCGAACTTACGTGTTCGTGTTCTTCAGTCGGCCACTGGCTACTTAGGTTATATCATAAAGAACATCACGAAGAACATACACGATTCTGGTATGCTTAATACTGGACCGCCGGTAAAGGATCCAGTACCGGAAGCGGAAATCAAGTCTGGTCCGATCGAAACTGCCGAGGCTATTGGCTTGACAGGTAAGGACGAAGGTGGACAACAACCGGGCAAAGAAGCGGATCCACCTGAAGGTCAGATCCCTGGTGCCGAGGCAGCAGGTGCAAGCGATACTGAACACCCTACCGAAGATTCCTCCGAAGACATCGAGAATGGATAGATTACTTTTGTAAATATGAATGGTAAGCAGTGCGGGCAATGGCAGGGCTGCTTCGGTGGCCCTGCCAGATATTAAAGGAGTATAAGATATGACCATATCCCGACGATCATTCTTAAAAACTTGCGGAGCTGCTGCGATCGCTCCGACAGCGTTGGCCGGTACCGGTGCGGCGGTGCCGTTGGTATTGAATGAAACGCAGGCGATGATTGCGGGAGAGCTTGGAGCTAAGATGTCTTTCATCGATGGTACCGTATGGCGATATTGCAAGTTTATAGGAGATCAGCCAGGGAGGACCGGCCAGCTTATGATGCAAGACGTTGATGTTGAAGATATATACATAGACCCATAAGGAAAAGGTACAATCATGGATGATACAAAACCAAAGAACCCAAACGAACGGTTAACATCGAAGCAAGTGTCCGAGGAGTTCAATATACCAGAAGGTACGTTGCGGTATTGGCGTGGCTTAGACAGGTTTAATGTTATGTCAATATATCCCAGGTCGCACAAAATGCTAACCGGTAAGGTGTTTTACTTCCGTAGTGAGATCGAGGAGGATCTGGCGAAGATCTCGAACTAATCGTCCAATTCACCGCTTTACGAAAACCATGTCAAGAATAAAATAAGCAGAATACCCCACTATTTTCATGTTGAAGAAGTTGAAGAAGTTGGGAATTACCCAGCTTAACACAATTCGACCGCCATTCCTTATAGCCCCAAAAACCTACGTTATACTGATAGCATGACGCAAAACGATGATAACGGGTTTGGCACAGATCAGGCAAGGATGTTCTTAATGTATTCTGATGGAGAGCAGCTTGCCGACATCGGTACCGCATTCAGTGTTTGCTCGACCACTATTACCAAACGCATGAAGGACTTTCCACAAAAGTTAGACGATGCAAAGAAGAAGCGGGCAGAGTATCGCAATGCGAAGTATCGTCGGATAGGAGCGTTAGCGGCAGACCTCTTAATTGATTCACTCGAGAACAGTACACGGATCAGGGCTGCCGAGAAAAAGAACCAGGAGGAACTGGACGATTTAGAGTTTTCATCGATTGACAAAGACTACAAGGGGAAGCTGAAACTTGATGAGAAGTATTCCGAAGTAACCGAAACGGTATATAGTGACGGCAAAGATCCAAAAGAAATAAAGACTGTCACCGGTTGTAAGCTCGATCCAATTCTTAAAGCAACAATTCTCAAAGATATGTACCGGATGGATAGATTGAAAGCATTGATTAAACAGGCCGGTATTGATCGTGGTAATACTAAAGACCCGTCCTCCGTTGGTGAAACCTCCGAAAAACGAGCGGATCTCAACGAGGGTAAGCCTACCGAACGAACCGAGACAAATACAACACTGTCATTAGAAGAAGTGAAGAAAAGAATCGAGGACGCTGAAAATGCCGGAACAGGACTCGATAGCGAAGTCGTATAGCGAAACGAGTTTAGGCTGGCAGCAAGCCAACCTGAAAATCGTAAACAAAAAAAGTCAGTTAGTGGATTTCGATCACAACATCGCTCAATTAAAAGTTAATAACGCAATGCAGTTACAGATCGAGAATAATCTTCCTGTAATGCTTATCATTCTGAAGGCCAGGCAAGAAGGGATCTCGACGTATATCGAGGCTTGTATCTTCGAAGCGATCAACCGGAATATGAACCGGCATGGTTGCGTGGTGTCTGCCGACAAGGATGCAACTGAAAAGGTCTTTAGGATGTGTAAGACCTTTCAAGATGAAATGCCAACCGATAATGTGCTGGCGATCGACAAGTCAAACGCTAAAGAGATTAAGTATCAAACTCCACATCGATCGAGCATGTTATGCCAGACAGCCGGTAAGAAGATTCTCGGTCGTGGTGGTACTACTCAATATGTTCATGCGACAGAGGTAGCGTTTTGGGCTAATGCAAAAGTACAGCTTAACTCGTTATTACAGGAAGTTCCGGACGAGCCTGGTACAATGGTTGCTCAAGAGTCGACAGCGAACGGTGTCGGCGGTGCCTTCCATGATGAGTATTGGGATGCAGTTAAAAGATTGAAGCGTGATCCGCATGACTATCGCGGTTATCTTCCGATCTTTCTAAGCTGGATGATCTTTCCGGAATACCAGACGGCATTACCTAAAGGCATGTCCGATCCGCCAATTACCCAGGACTTTAAGGAATATGTTCGTGATTTGCTGTCGATAGGTAAATCACCTACGCCCGAACAGATCTTTTGGGCCTTCCTGAAATACCAGAACCGATGTGGATCCGACATAGATCTCTTTAAGCAGGAATATCCGGTAACAGCTCGACAGGCTTTCCAAGCCACTGGTAACATGGTCTTTAAGACTACCTTCCTTGACATCATGGAAACCCGCTGCCGTAAAGAACCAAAGATGTATGTTGAGTTTTACATGGATGGCAGAACGGTCAAGTACAAGATCGTTACCAGAAGTATTAATAGTTGGGCGATATGGGAATGGCCCGAGCCGAATCATTCGTACGTAGAGTTTGGCGATGTTGCTGAAGGATGTTTGGCAGATCCTAACGATCCAAAGAGTACGCAAGATAGATCCGTTGCCTGTGTCCTTGACCGTAATGCTTTCAATGTACCGGCTACTTACTACGGAAGGCCGGATACGATCGTCTATGGCGATCAAATGCTGATGGCAGCGAAGTTTTATAATTATGCGTGGGCTTCGCCAGAAATGAACTCAATCGGACAGTCTGTCCTTGATACGTTTAAACGTGACGAATACGAGTATATTTACTATCGCGAAACCAAAGAGGAGACTGATTCGGTTGAGGATTCAAAGAAGCTCGGCTGGAAAACTACGACCGCAACACGTAAGCCGATGTTTGTAGATCTCGAGGAGGAAACCAGAAAAGGCGATCTGGTTGTCTTTGATATTCGGTTCATTGATGAGATGCGAGTGTGTATCAAGAATGCGGTGGGGAAATGGGAAGCTCGCAAAGGCGAGCACGACGATTGTATTATCGCGTTAGGTGGAGCATTACAACTGCATAAGCGTTGTCCGGTTGATGATAACCATGAGTGGGCTAATAAAGAAACGCCGGGAATTGTTCAAGGGAAATTGATGATTGCGAATACCTACGATGACGAGGACGACTTAGACGATGGGGATGATGACAACGAATCGATGTTTGAGGATATGAGTGAATATGAATGATATAATTATTAGCGTGGTAATAATGATAATTGGTATCTTGATCGGTGCCGGTTTGGTTTTGCAGGGGTTTAGGACTGGCTTCCGTTTCAGTTGTGCAATACGCCAGGCCAATAACGGCGAGGAACCAACATTAAATAAACAGTCTAGTGATGCAGCGGAGTTTGAACTTTTAGAGAAGGAAACGTAACATGAAAAAAATATTGATATGCTTAATGGTCATACTAACAAGTATATGTTTCGGTGCGTTCAAGTACGAGACATCCGGTCTATCTGATCCCGGTCTAAGACCAGCTAATATGTTAGGTTCTTTTGATACTGCTGAATTTCAGATTAATTCAGCAGCGGCCAGAAATGCAGGCGGTGGCGAAGTTGGCATACCTATCACCGGACATCCGTTTATTGCTGGTGATGTTATTTCGATATTAGGGACAACAAATTACAACAGGGGTTTTAAGGTTGAAAGCGTATCTGCGAATGAAGTGGTTATAACTTCTTCATACACAGCGGAAACATTCACCGAAACCGCAAAGGCCACTTATTCCGTTAAAACGATTTTTCAAACCGATGTATTAGATTCTCTTTTCACAGCCGTATGGACTTCTACAAGTTCAGATGTTACGGCGTTTCTCGGTAGTAGGCACTTTTATGGATGTAAATGGGCGATCCCTGCTATTGATGGGGTTGATTCGGGTGCTGGTGAATTAGCAGCTTTGCAACTTTCCGTTACTGCTTTCGATGCAACTGATAGTGTTCTTACAGTCCGGTACTATTCAGATAGGCCATACTCTGCATTTGGCTCAACGACTTATCCCCAGGAGTGGACTGCTATTCTAAGCTCAAGCAATACCATAAGTGGATCTGTTTACAGGGTCAGTATACCCTTAGCGGCAGGATGGCATGAAGTTAATATACCATTAAGCCAGTTCCTCCAATCGAGTAGTCCAGATATTACGGCTATCGATATGGTGGGTTTTCTCTATAAATCACATGCAACGGAAGATCAAACCGCATTTAATATTTACTTCGATAGTATTAAAGTAACATCTACGGGCAGAACAAAAGGTGCGTTCATGTTCACTTTCGACGATGCATACCTTCCACACAGAACGATTGCAGCTCCGTACCTGTCTGCTAACGGATTTCGTTCGATCAATTACATTGAGGGTAACACCATTGGTATCGGTGCTGGCAATCTTGAACGAATGACGATCGCACAGGTCAGAGAAATAGCCAATCTTGGGATGCTTCCTTGTGGGCATTGGTCAGGAGCTTATTTTGGAACTACTCAAGGCGAGAAAGATGTTTTTGCTTCTGAAGAACGTGTTCGACAGTGGTGCGAAGGTATTAAAACATGGATGTATGATAATGGTTTCTATGAGGGTGCGGACTATCTAGCCTTACCAGGCGGTACAGGTTATATACAATCCGAAAGTCATATTAAGATTATGCGAGAGTATTTCAATCATATACGAGGTACTACGCCCTGGCGGAGGATGGGGCCTTATACTTCACTCGCTACATCCACAGCTAACACGTCACCGCAAGGCATAGTTGGAAAGCTAACATTTCCGACTGTCAGTACAGAACCGTGGTGGGGAGCGGCTACACAAATTCCTAGTAATGCATCATTTGATACCAATATGAAAGCTTACGTTGATGCTGTTGTTGCCAATGGCGACTTAGGCGTACTGTTTATTCATAACATCGAGGCAGGTGGTACTCTTGGTGGTACGGCGGGGGCTGGCTACGATCTGAATCAAACTCAATTTGAAGCATTAGTTGATTACGTAAAAACAAAAGTAGATGCAGGCACCTTAGACGTTATCACATATCAGGATCTAATAAGCACACAAGGAATTTCTTCGGGTAAAACAGGCGGGTATAGAGGTAGATACCGCAGAAGGTGGTAATTAACTTTTAAGACAGGAGATTTAAGATGATACTCAACACAGCAAGAATAGCGTGGCAGGCATTAAGGGCAGCCGTATCGTCCAGCGATTCCGCTATCACCACTTTCGATTACGGTGATTGGCCGTCAACCGGAACCTTTAATCTGGCAAGCTCTACGTTCAAGGATGCGAATGGAGTTGTTATCGCGTTTCATGGTACTGATGCTGCTAACGAGGATTTCGCTTACAAACTTTATGGCAGGACCAGGGCAAACGGTCCAATCCAGCTATTGCTTAGTGGGATCATAACTCTTGGTACGCAAGTATGTACCCTGGATCCGATCGACAAGACCACCGTTATCGCTAATGGTAAGTGGGCAGATACGATCACTGTTACAGGTGGCTTGCTTTCTGACGTTGCCGAAATCCTTGACAGTGCTAATAACCGTATTTGTCAGGTTAAGTTTGATAAAGCTCATATCGAGAACATGTTCTGTGAGATCGATCTTGACGGTGGATCTACAACGGCTTCGTCTGCTTATGCAATTATAACCGGTTACTAAGGACTTCCCGATGGATCCAATACAAAGTACAAACCATGATGACGGCACTACCGAAGAAGATCTGTCTCCGGACCTGAACAACTTCCTCGACGAGATCCGCAATGCTGGTATGGTTGTCACGAACCAATGGAAGTGTATGTGGCTTGCCGCTTTCAAGTATGCGTGGGGTCAACAGCTCGAGGATCTAAAGCCTAAAGAGGGATGGAAGTACGTTATCATTAACCGCATATACCCGTTGATGATGCAGAACATCGCAAAGCTGGCTAAGAACGATCCGAAGATAAACACCTTCGCATGGGATAACGAGGAGGAAGGTGTTCCGGAGTATGTTGAATGGTGGGCGAAACATCTCGAGTACCTTTGGAAGTCACCGTACGAGATGAAGATGCGGCAAAAGCTGATCATGGGTATACTCGACGCTGCGTTAATGGGTTACATGGTTGGTAAGACGTATTGGGAGGACAAGGTTCGATGGGATCCCAAAGCTAAGAAATGGCTGGGTAGTGCAAGGGAAAAGTTTATACATCCTGCGTGTTTCTGGTGTGATCCGTCTGCCGATTCTATGGATGAGGCTGAGAACTGCGGTACATTCCGTAGAGTGAAAATGGAGTGGGCACAAAATCGATGGCCGGATTATAAAGAACAGATCGAAGCTGCTGCGTTCACCGAGGACGATGCGAAGTTTGCAAGCGGCAATATGATTATATATGAGGACCAGAAAGCCTCGACAACTTCCGAAGAGAAAAGACTAAAGGGTAACTTGCTCGTTGACCTTGTTCTTAACAAAGGTCTTAATAAAACTGGCAACTCGGCAGGTTCCGGAGCTGGCGAGAAACAGCGGTATAACGACATCGAGGAAATATATTGGAAGGATTACGAGGAAAAGGAAGTCGTAATAAATGATAACGTACCTGCTAAGGATCTGATCGACCAGGGCAAGGTAGTACTGGAGGAGATTACGGGTCTTTATTTGGATCCAGAAACAAACGAAGAACTCAAGGAGTGGCCTACACAGAAAACGAACGAGTACACCGAGCCACTTTATCCTAATGGCCGGTTCGTGCTTCGTATTGGCAGGACTATACTCAATCCAAAAATAGAGGACCAGAAGTACAAATACAGCAAGTGGCCGTTTACGGTTATGCCATACTACCTTCTTCCGCATATGTGGCAGGGTAGTAATGCTGTCGAGATGTCTCGTAACAACAACGATGCTCTTAACTTGACCGTTTCCGCAATGATGCATCGGGTAAGGCTTGCAGCCGATCAAGAAACTATTGTTGAAGCTGGGGCACTTGCCAGAGATCGAAAAGGCAAGATCCGTACCACCAAATTCGGGATTTCCAAAATTATCATCGCTGCAAAGGGTAAGATCGATAGGATCCGCAAGATGGACTATGGAAACATGGAGCCTGCTACGATCGCACTGGCACAGATCATGCAGCAGGACATCGCCGATTCGATGTTTATGCAGGATGTTGCTCGAGGGGCTTCGAAGAAGGGAACTCAAAGTGCAACCGAAGCGGCAAAGCTGGACGTTAACAGTCACGACAATACTGCGTTGCAAGCAATCTTCCTTGATAACTTCATCGACGATACCGCTTCACTTGTGGCCGAATTATGCCAGGCGAACTATGAGCCTGGTTATATCGCCAGAGCGGTATCGGATGATGGCCAGATCATTACAAAGATCGATCAAGGTGCATTGGATGTTCGATTCGATGTCAATGTCGAGCCGGGATCTACTCTACCATTCGACATTGAAACCAGAAAAAGGGATCACATGGAAGCCTATAAGATCATGGGCGAAGCGATCGCAAACCCGATGCTCCCTGACATGCTGCGGATTCTTAATATCCCGAACCGCGAGAAGCTTCTCGAGAGGCACCAGGGCAATCAACTATTTATACAGTTTATTCAGTTAAGTCAACAAGTGGCACAGATTCCACCTGAAGAAATACAGGCGTTAGCTCAAACCTTCCCACCGATCATGCCATTGTATCAGCTTATGATGCAGGCAGCACAGTTGGCAGGCGGTCAACAACAACAACAACAACAGTAAGGAGTTTAGTTATGCCCGGTATCGGAGTACAAGCAAAAGAGTACAAGGTTCCTTCAAGGTCTTATGGAATTACAGCGGAAGACGCTGCTAATGTTTTGATTACTGCCGAAGAAATCAAAATGAATAAGCCGCTATTGAAAGCTGCTAAGAAACATCTTAAGGACAGAAAGAAGGCTACGGAGAAAATATTGTAGGAATCCAGTATCGCTCGTAGCGGTATTGTTAAGTCGAGGTGGCAAAAGGGCCATGTGCCAAACTGCTAACCGAGATATAGAGATTTCCGGAAAGAGACATGTTGCTCAAACGAAAGGAAGCAAAAATGTTGAATGTAATGGGTAGTTTTAAGGGTAGTCAAATGTCAGCTAAACTTCAAAGATTGCATAAGATCTACGGACCGTTTGTTCGGTTCGATGGTGAAGGCACAGAGGGAAACAATCCCGATGCTGTCCAAAAGGCGATCGAGGAAGCTGAAAGGGCTGAAACAGAAAAATTTGACAAGGTAAGACAGCAGGCAGATCAGGAAAAAGCCAATGCGGCCAGATCCAGAGAACAGGCACAGGCTTCAGAAGCTAAGTTTGAATCTGCCAACTCCGAGAACGAAAGTCTTAAACAGCAGTTGGCCGATGCGGAAAGCAAACTCGCCGATAAGGATCTCAATATTGAGGAGATCGATGTCGAACAGTCAAGCGATCCTGCAATGGCTCAAGTTGTCAACGATTTACGTTCTGCACTGGCAAAGTCTAACGATGCGATTAACAAACTTGGTAAGGCAAAAGACAAGTTTGAAAGTGACGATCGTGACGCCAGGAAGAAGAACCAGGCGGACAATGCGAAAACGGCAGCTTATAACGAATTACTGAAAGATCTTGACGAGGATTACGGATCTGATGTCCGTAATGCTGCGGTAAAGGAATTTCAGGAACTAGCAAAGACTGGCAAGGTTCCTTCGGGATCCCCGGCAAGAGCTGCTCGCGTCATGGAGAAGTGTTACAAAAATGCTGTCAAAGCCAAAGGTGGTAAAAAAACGACCATTGCGTCCGACAACGGGTCCGGAGGCGGATTTACTGGCCTCGAAGGACATGAAATTAAAGCCGGTTCACTGGACGAAGTATACGACCAGATGAACTCAGCACTAAAGTAACAGGAGTATTTTACAATGGCGTTTCATGATGACTTAGACAAGTTGACCAGGGATATGCACGACAAGAGTTGGGAAGTCGAGTATATGAAGAAAAACCCTGTAACGGCACTGATGCTTGAACGTAAAAACCTCAAGTTTAAAGGTGGTAAAAAGTATTACAAGAACCTCGATGTTCGGACTACCGAGGATCTTGTCCAGGATTACACTGTTAACGAGCCGTTGACGCATGGTGTAAAGGACACGTCCGAGGAAGCTACGTTCAGACGTAAGAAATTCCAGTCACCTATCCAGATCGATTGCGATGAGGAACTGGAAAACGCCGAGCAAACTGGTGACGGTACCCAGCTCCAGAACCTTGCGAAGTACAGGACCATGAAGATCCAAGAGGGTGTTCGGTTCCATATTCGTAAACTGTTGTACCGTAGAAACGGTCATTCGCTTGGGGCTACTGACGGCAATAAGTATATGCAGGGTCTTAACGCTGCTCTTACTGTTGATGGTACGTACGGCGAGATCGCAAGGACAACCGCTTCGGATATTAACAATTTCTGGCAGCAAGCCAATGATGGCTACACGACCACTACGCAGAGTACTACGGAATATCCGATTAGTATTTTGTGGTTACGTGCGATCCTTGAGCCGTTGGAAGATCTCGAAACCGATAACACCGATCTGATTACGATCGTTGGCGGTTCGTTGTATCTGGCATTGCAGGCAGAAGCGGAATCTCGCGGCACACCTTACAAGATCGTCGCAAACCGTACCGCTCGACAGGGCTTCGAGGAAATGATCCTTGATAACCGTAGAGTGGTAAAAGATCCGTTCTTGCAGGCTTCTAACAATGCCGCTATGGGTACGACTTCTGCTGCGGCTGGTGCCCTTGAACGTAGGCTCTATTGCTTGAACCTGAAGGATTGGGATATGTATATTCATCCCAAGCGTAATTTCAAGCTTACCGAGTTCTTTGATCAGAGCAAGATCGCTAACGGTAGTGACTTCAAACTGGCGAGGATCTTCTTCGCGGGTAATTTGGTCTGCTGGCATCCAAACCGCCAGTTGATGCTTGAAAACGTCACCGGCTAAACTGTCGGTGTTTGAATGTGTGTATGTACGTCACAATAATGGAAGTTTTGTTTTTTTTATCAAAGGAGTATTATTATGACAGTTGGAATTGATGATGGCAACTTTTATCTAATTGATAACTGGCCTGGTGAAGTAGATAACGGGCCTAATCCGGCATCATGGGTTGCAAACGGACTTACCGCGAATTTTTCTGTTGGTACGAAACGTGCTATCTATGATGACACAAACAAGGGTTGGTCTAGGCTGATGTACCTGAAGTACGAAAAGGGATCTGCCGCTGCCGTGGATGCAAAAGGTCTTTGCAGCCAGGACATTACCGAATCTGCCGCTAAGGGTGGGTATCACATTGTCACGAATGACGGTGGCGAATGCACCTTGACCGGTCCTATCGCTATTGCATTGGCAACGATGGCCGATGGCGAGTATGGTTGGTTCTGGGTCGGCGGTGTTTGTCCGGTAGATCTAGTCGCTGCTCTTGATGGTGTTTATATCACCGATGGGGATGTCGCGGCAGGTACCTACATGGTCCTTGCGAATCCTGGTACGCTGGCAACGTTCAGTCTTGGAGCTGCTACTGACATTTGCACTTTCAGTGCGTTCTCCTGCATCATTGACGGAAACGTAAGCTAATCTAAACCTCTAAACCTTTTTGAAAGGAGGTTCTTGAATATGGCTTATGACGTATTAAGGCAAAAATCGTTCTTACTGAACGGTGCCCGCATGGAAATGGGTAGCGAAGTGACTATCTCTGGCGTATCTAGCCAGGTCTTTTATGTGCCGACTAAATTACGTAAAGTAATTGGCGGTCATGGCATGATGGTTACAGATGGTCTTACCTGTCTTCCAACGCGAGGTGTAGTAAGTGGTGGTCTGGTCAAAATGACTAGGATCGGATCAATAAGTACATCCGCCGACACTGTGAGTTACAGTTTGTTCGGGGATTAACGAAACCTTTTCTTCGATGGGGTTGGCCTTGTGGCCTTCCTCATCGGAGATTTTTAAGAAGAAAAGGCAAGGTTTTGAAATGGAATTACCAAGTAAAAAAGAAGCATTATATAGGACGATGCATAACATGCTACCAGCCTTCCAAGATAATAATTGGGGGCTGTTGACACTTAGGGAGTGGTTTCAATTTATCCCCTATGAATCTTCCAGTATCTTAGAGGTTGGTTGCGGTAACGGCAAAACATGCAGGCTCTTAACTGATATGCGGCATGATGTTACCGGGATCGACATTGTGCCTGGTCCTTACGATCGTGATGGGTATGAGTTTATCCAGCACGATATAGCCGAAATGGGATTGCCGTTCGTAGACGACACGTTCGAGATGGCGATTTCTTTCGATGTACTTGAACATATCGAACCAGACAAGGTATTGTTTGCTATATCCGAGATGTCCAGAGTGGCGAAAACCGTAGCATTTGTGGTTCCGTTACTCGATCGAACAATGGACATCGCATTACAGGAAGGCAAATGCCACCGTACTGTTAGAGATTGCGACTGGTGGATCGATACAGCAGCGAGATACTTATTCACTGTTCTGGCTACCGAGTTCGAGGTACCTACTCACGATATGACCAGGCTTATGTTTTATGGCGAAAGTAAAAAAGAAGAAAAGGAAAACTAAAATGAAGATTGCAATTTTAACATTATGCGGGCAGCGTGACAAGTGTATCGACGATATGCTTGCCGACGAGCTGCGCAAACATGGACATGCAGTAACTGTCCGAAACTATATCAATGCAGGTATGGAAACTGTCTGCTATGAAAAGCCGGACGTTGTTATTGTTCCAATGCCAGGCGGTCAGTATAAGTATGACTTTATCAAACAGTGTAAGGAGTGGGGAATCGAGGTTGTCGTTCGTCGCGGTGAAGCTGGTATGGGCCGGGCGGAGTTTGCGAACCTGTCACCAGATCGCAAGACGATCATTGTCGGCCATTGGGATTACTCGCCTTATGTAGACCTCGAGCTTGTTTGGGGCCAAGAGTTTGCCGACATACTGTTTGAGAATGGCAATATGCCTGCGTACAAGATCAAGGCTTGCGGAGCGTTCGCGTTCGATCCGTATATCAAGAGTGGTGTAATCAGGAATAGCGAACGTAAAACCATCCTGTTTGCTACTGGCTTCTCTACCGCCGATTGCAGGAGTGAGTATTGCGAGTGTGGGCTTCCAGAAGAATCAGCTTACCACGAGCAAATATACGATCTTCACTGTGAAGCCCGGCAAGCATGGATCGAAGCTATTACGGTACTATTCATTAAGCATGGCGATGAGTGGAATATCGAGCTTAAGGTACGTCCCGGCGAACTGATAACGGAGTACAGGGATAGAATACCTTCAGGTGTTAAGATCCATGAGCCAAGTAAACCATCCCTTGAAGCATTGCAGAATGTTGACATTCTGGTACACAGCGGATCCACAATGGCGATCGAGGCTCATTTAATGGGTATGCCTTCGTTTAATTATTGTAATGTCAATCCGGATCCACTTCTTGCGGCTGTTAGTCCTCGCCCTGTTGATTATGAAGCACTTGAATTGTCACTAGAGGAAGCTGATATTTACGAGTCGAATATCATCGAGTGGGCGTTTGATGAATTAATAGAACACCTTTACGGTAAGATCGACGGTGATGCTTGCTTCCGAGCTGCTACCTTCATACAGGACCGTATCGAAAAGATCAACATCGTTACCGAAATTCCAAACTCATGGCCGAAGGATCCGAAATACTTGAAGGAAGGTGTTCATACTGAACAATGTGCCGGTACGATCGGTTGGCTTTGTCCGTGTTGCAGGAACCAGTATTACGTCGATAATGGCGTAGGTATTGCGAATTGTCCTTATTGCAGTATGCCAATAGAAATCACAAAAAGCAAGGAACCACAGAGCGTTTTAAAATGAGGTTATTATGGCAGCTAAAACAGCAGCACAACTTATAACAACAGTTCGAACCAGGTCAGGGCGATCGAATGATTCGGTTCTGATAACAGCAGAATTCGTACTCGATGCGTTAAACGAAGCACAAATACAAATTGTGCGGCGTTCTCCTGGTATGATCGATCTGGAAACGATCGACGAGGCCGCTTACCAGCTATCTACGGACCAGACAACGTTAGATCTAAGTACCATCGATCCCGCACATATCAGCAAGATCCAACTGCTGATCTTGGATATTGATGGGAAAGATGATGGAACCAGACGGCAGGGTATCGAATACATGCGAAAGGATAGGTTCTTCTGCAAATATGTCATTCCAGCCAGTGAGACTGCTTCCGAGCCGGTACACTATACCAGGGTCGGCAATACGTTATACTTCAACTGCCCTGTCAGTGAAGAATTTAACGGCAATGACTTGCGGTTCGATTATACGAAATTCGCAACGGCGTTCCCGACAATCATATCGACGAACACCAGCGATATTAAGGATGCAGACAAGGGACTTATTCTGTTTGCGTTGGCAGAGTGTTACGACGAGATGGCATTAACCAATAACAGACTGGAAGCAAAAGCGTTGAAAACCAGAGGTATGTTTGATGCGTGGCTGTTTAAATTTATGGAATATAACGAAATGAGTTTAGAGGAGCAAAGCAATGAGATCCCAATTTAGAAAAATAGCTTTCCTATTGTTGTGTGTTTTAACTGCAACCTGTATCTTTGCCGGTACCCATGATCCGTGGGATGGTACTAAATGGGATGTTGCTTCTCCGGACATCGACCAGCTCATCGGTAATGATTACAAAGAGATATACGATCTCCGCAAGGGTATCGCTATCCGGATGAACAAGGAGCATGAAACGCTAGCTACTTCATCGGCAGGTGGTAATCACCAACAGGGATCCGCGAGGGCCTTCTGGCAGGACGGTGCTCCGACAACACAGATCGATGGTACTGCATGGACCAACAACGATACAGGTTCCTTGTGGTTCGATACCAATTCATCGCCGGATAACCTGGTATATGTCTTGACGAACTATGCCAGTACCGGTACGTGGACGTTGCTGTCCACTTCTATGGTCGCTGAGATCGTAGCAGCAGCTCATTCATGGGCAGATGTCCAGACGTTCGATCTTCAGACGGTCCATACGCTTGGTATATTGTCTAACGGTAACATAACACTCGGAGCCGGTGACGATCTGGTAGGGTCAGCGACATCCGACATTACGATCAATACCAACAAGTTTACGGTATCCGGTGCAACTGGTGATACGTTGATAGGCGGTAAGTTGGATTTAGATGATGCGTTTGATTCAACTAGCTTTGCTACTGGCAGAGGCGGATTTAAAGATGAGAATGACATGCTTTCTAATTCTGATACGTCAGTCGCAAGTCAACAAAGTATCAAAGTTTATGTAGATACCGAAATAACAGCATCTTCCACTGATGGTTACACTCCTGCTGATTATACAAACGATGGCAGTAGTGATAGCAGGGAAAGTGTTACCTTTCCTAATGGCATGATAATGAAGACGGGTAGCACTGGTTCAAATAGTGGAACTGTTACTTTTGATACACCTTTTCCTAATGGTGTGGTTTCTGTATTTATACAACAAAATGATGCTGCTTCTTCTGGAACTGCAAACGATAGGGTAGACACTCTTACTGTCAGTAGTTTTGACTACTTTGTTGTTGCTGGTGATGCTCCGAATGTTTATTGGTTTGCCATAGGATATTAAATTATGCCAGACATAACAGTACGACAAGTTGATAAAGGTTTGGATGCTACCGTAGAAGATCCTTCGGAGCTTAAACGCGGATCCGCAGCCGATAACTCTAAGAACATGCTTTACAGCAGAGGCATAATTAAAATCGCCAATGGTTTTGCTAAAGCTGCCGAAATCAATCTGCCAATAGATAACGGTAATGATGTTCTCGGCATTTTCAGGCATACAGAGCTTGACGGTACTGAGCATACAATCGCGGTTACATCCGGAGCAATATTCGACCGGAACTTTGAAAGAGATCTATGGGATGACATAACACAGGCAGGGCAGGCACTTGCCGCTAATATACTTTTCCCCGTAAGCCAGGCAACGGTATTGCATACTGACGGGTTACCCCTAAACGGTAGCGGTGACGACTGGTATCAACATAGCGTAATATGCCCTGGTGGGGTCGCTCCGATCCAGAGATGGGGCGGTAAATTCGAGACTGACTATGCCGATCTACTCGGAGCCGATGGTTATCACGATCCAGCCAGCGGTGAAACAAAGCATTACGCCTTACAAGTCGGCATCCATTATAACCATACGATTCTGTTATCGCCGAGAATAGCCGATTCAAACAACAACTTGCATAAAAACTCGCAAATGGTTTTATGGAGTAGGGCTGGAAAGCTCGAAACATGGGAGGGTTTCGGTACGGGAAATTTCAATCTTCTCGACACTGGCGATAATAACGTATGGTCAGCTCCGCTTGGATCCTCCTATATAGTTTATCAAGGTCACTCTATCTGGTCGCTGAACCATGTTGGCGGGTCTATTGTTTATGATCCTCGTCCAGAGATACCGAGTCTTGGCTTGCTTGCTCCACATCTATTATATTCAAAGAATAATGTCCACTACTTTGTCGGCAATGATTACAACGTATATTCTTACGAGGGCGGATCCGCATTAACGAGGATAGGTGATAAGATCCATAAGTTTTTACAGCGAGATCTTGAACCAACGCGAGTTAACCGTTGCTATATGGTCATGGGGGCACAGAATTCGCGTCTATGTATATTTATCGTGCCTAGTGGTGGACAATGGATCACTATGGCGTATTACATGGATATACGTACTGGTGCATGGTCAAAGCGAGACTTTACGGCGAAGTGGAGCGGTAGTATTAGCGGTATCACTACCGTGGCTCTTATGGGATCGGGAAGTTATGATAGCGGTTCAACATACGCTGAAATGGTATTAACCAACAAGACCGCTGCCGATATGATAACGGAAGGCACAACGTCGAGGCAAATGATCATCGAGACACTTACCGAAGAACGTATAATGATGGGAGATAGTAGAGGGTTTGTTTACCAGTTCGAGACTGGCCACAAAACCGAGGACGGGGAAACCAAACTAGTTAGGCATATTACCGAGGTGTACGATGCAGGCTCGCCACGTAACAATAAGCTATGGCCTGGTATAACTATAAATGCCAGAGGCTCCGGTTTGATCGTAGGTTACAGAACGTCAGACTTTGATACCGTAGACGGCGGATGGACACATAGCCTTGTGACACTTACCGACGATGACGAGTGGCTTGATCACGAGGTCACTATATTGGATACGAGCAAAAAAATACAATTTTCTTTTTCAAACTATGAAACCGGATCCCCGCAGCTCGGAAATTTCGAGGTAAGCAGCTATACAATCCATCAGCCAGTATTGGAGGGTACGGTATGAGTTTAAACCTTGTAAGTCGTAATGTTTCATCTGTACCCAAAAATCCTCAACAGTTTACTACCTATGCTGAACGGATACTAAAGGATCATTATCAGGATCTACTTAGAATAGCAGGAGATTTATCTATGGATTATCTATTAGAAGTGGCAAAGGGAAACGTCGATGGCCATCACTCTGTAAATAAGTTTGGTTCTTCGTCGTTTATACAAACAGGCCCTACGGACGTTTGGGACAAAGACCAGCAATTCTGGTTAGCTCCGACTTCTGCACAGACACACCAGATAATATCTACATCCGATGCTGATTCTGATTCAGGAGGTACAGTTGCCCAGGGTGCTGGTGCAAGGACCATTAGAGTTTATGGACTTCAAGATTGGGACACGGCAGAAACGTACGAAGATGTTATTATGGATGGCACAGCCACCGGTGCAAACTCCGTAGATACTGTAAAATCTTATGTCATTATTCATAGAATGAAAGTCTTGACGACAGGTTCGGTTGGACCGTTCTCTAATGTTGGCGTGATTTCTGCTATTGCAAATGGAGATGGAACGGTCACGGCCCAGATAGGCCCTATCAAGGGTCAATCAGCGATGGCTGTATTAGGTGTTCCAAGTACGCAAAAGCTTTACATGTATAATTTTGCTGCATCTATTGGTCATTCTTCTCCTGGCCCAACCATAGATGCCGCTGGAGTAATTATCTTTCAGTCTACGGACATAAAAAATAACACGACAGCTTTTACTTTTAAACATACAGCCGCAATTCAAGACAATGGCCTAACTTCCTTAGATAGCGTGTTCAGTCCACCGAAAATATTTGAAGGCCCTTGTATTATAAAATTGGCTATGGTGGCATTGGCGGAAGATTCTCTTTGTAACGCTTCGTTCGATGGAGTGTTGGTCGATGAAGGATTTTAAGAACAATAATGTATCTAATCAGACACAAGAAACCAGAGATAGCTTTGAAATTGATTCCTTGGTTTGTTGTACTCGACATACGGATCGAGAACATGTATCTTGAATTACTCGAAAGAATGAACGATGATCCGGACGATACTTATGTATGCGTATGTTACGACGATGATAACAGTGTTTGCGGCATGACGATTGCTTACTGCCGAGATAATGACGTTTTTATATGGCAGGCAAATACTCGCAGGGATGTACCGAGGAGCTTGGTTGATGAGGCTTTTAATGCGATAATCGAATGGGCGAAGGATAAGGGTTTCAAACTTGTCACAGGAAAGCCAAATAGAGTAAGGCGTATTTGGAAAAGAAGGTGGGGATTTAAGCCTACACCTGATAACGAAACGGAAGTATATAAGGAGATCTGACTATGGGTTTCGGTCAAAGTAAACAACAGAGCCAAAGCACTTCAGACGCTAAGACGGCAGAACAAAAAGCAAGCTTAGCCGATGCTCTAGCTATTTACGGTCCAGAGCTTGGACAGAACCAGAATGTGTTTCAAGGTGATCGGGTTGCTGACTTCTCCGGTTTACAGAGTCAAGCGGTTCAGGGAGCTGGTAACTTTGCTGACTACTTCTCAAACCAGCAAACAGTCGGTACCCCATTGTCTGGCGAGACAGGTACAGCGATCAGGCAGGGCTTGTCTGGTGATCTTGGAGCACAACAGTTATCCAGTGAGAACGTCGATCAATACTTCTCCGATGTTATCGCTAATCCGGCAAAGAGGCAGTTTACCGAAGAACTATCACCGTTCATCGATGAATCATTCGCCGGGCCAGGCTTCTTCGGAGCCGCAAGAAGCAATGCACAGGTTAAGGCTGCTACGGATTTACAAACCAGCCTGAATACGCAGCGGTCAGATCTTCAATTTGCCAACCTTCAGCAGAATCAGGCACTTGATGAGGCTGATGCAGCCAGAACACAGACGGCAGTAGGTCAGGGGCTTGCGTTCGGTCAACAGCCTGCACAGGAAACAATGAATAATCTGGCGATCGCAGCTAAACAGGTCGAAGGACTTGAGGATATATTCGGGTTTGGTGCCCAGGAACAAACGCAGGAGCAAGCGGAGCTGTCTGCACAGATCGCTCAATTCGCCGAAGAAAACGCG